GCCTGTGCTTCACGCATTGTCAGAACCAGCCTGAGTGTAAGTCAGACCGTACTGGCAAGCTGGATACTCGCGCGGCATATGGTATGCAAGGGCGTGAAATGATGTCATGGCTATCTCATCTTCAACACATCCGCGATAAGAATGTAATCTTTGTTGGCATTCTGGATGAAAAGACAGACGAGTATGGGCGGCAGACTTATGAGTTGCAAATTGAAGGCTCAAAGACTGGACGCGAGTTGCCAGGCATTGTGGATGAAGTTATCACGATGGCTCTTATGCCAGACGATAACGGAAACCCATATCGCGCATTTGTGTGTCAGACACTGAACCAGTGGGGATACCCAGCTAAAGACAGGTCTGGCAGATTAGATACTTTAGAAGAGCCGCATCTTGGCAAGCTTCTAGAGAAGATGAGTGGTGGTACACCACAAAATGAACGTCCTATGGACTTTGTAAACCCAAGTGAAATGAATGGAGCAGAAGAAAATGCTTAATCTTAATGAAATCCAAACTGGTAGCGAACAAAAGCCTCTAGAGCTTATGCCAGACAAAACACCTGTTCGTGCAATCATCAACCTTTTAGGCGGTGACGCAGAGATGCCTGAGTTTGGTCAAGGCTATCTGTTCAAGAAGTCTATGTCATCAAGCGCAGTGTATTGCCCGATGGAATTTACCATTATCGGCGGTCAGTTCGACAAGCGGCGTGTATGGCATAACCTGTTCGTGCATGGTGACAAGCTAGACTCTAGCGGCGTTCCTGTAGCCCGTAATATTGGCCTTGAAACACTTCGGCGTATGGTTGACAGTATTCATAACCTGAAGGGTGCTGACATGAGCCCAGAAGCCCAGCAAAAGCGCAATATCGCTGGCATTCAAGCTCTGCAAGGCATGGAATTTTCCTTCTTGGTTGGTGTAGAGCCAGCGCAGAACGGCTACGATGCAAAGAACAAAATGACCGTTGTTCTTACACCAGACAATAGCGACTATGTTGCTTCGTCTGTTGGCGCGGCTCCTGTGCAAGCAGCGGCTCCTGTAGCGTCTCCTGCGATGGCGCCAGCAACCGCAGAGGCTGGTGTGGTACCAGCTTGGGCGCAGAAATAAGGTTTAGGGGGCAGGGGTTTTTTTCTTTTTCCTACCCTGTCCCCTTCTCAAGAATTTTCTGGAAGTCAGGATTACAGCGAAAGCTGTGCGTCTCCAGAGATAGAGGTGGCAAGCGAGCGTGGTTCTCTATAAGCATAGAACCTATTCCAGTTCACCTTGAAAGAAGGGCCCGGCTTTGTTGCTAGGCCGGGCTCTTCTTCCCTTAACATAGCAATATCAGAAGGGCCGCCATACAAACGGAAGGGCGGTATGGATAGACAAAATGCCTCTAACAAGCATTGTATCAAAACAACGTCAGATTAGTTCTGCCATGAGTGTAAGCGAACAGATTGGTAATTTGGAGTCGCTTATTAAATCACCACCACAAAACTCTCGCATCATCGAAGTATCGCCAAAGCTGGCTGAGTATATTCTTGAGCACCTGAACATTGGGAACCGCAAAAAGAAAACTCAGAAGATTGCTGTTTATGCAAAAGATATGGCATCAAACAATTGGTCCCTTACAAATGCCACACTGGCCTTTGGTTCAGATGGGCACCTGAAGGATGGCCAGAACCGATTGAGCGCATGTGTGAGGGCTGGAAAGCCATTTAAGACCCATGCTATCTTTGGCATTGAGCCTGACAGCTTCATTCATATGGATGTTGGCTCAAACAGGTCAAACATGGATGTGTTCACTATTATGGGTACGCCGTATCCATCATTGACTGGCGCCGTTATCCGCCACATCGTTGCGTATAAAGAATGCCGCGCAAACACAAAGCATATTCGCATGACGAATGATGATTTGAGAAACTATTATAATGAAGAAGTGAATACCACCCTGCTAGAGCTTTCCATTAAGTTAGCGAAAGTGGCAAAGAGGAATACACTTATTCCTGTTCCGCCTCTGTCAGCTTTGTTTTACATTGCCTCAGATTCTGGTGACTTGGAAAAGGCCAAAAACTTCTTAGATGATTTGGCGGCTGGTTACGGGAAAGGCGTCCGCTCACCTGTTCGCAAACTTCTTCATACATTAACTGAAATCAGAGTGGCAAACCGAAACAAGGTAATGCCTGACGTTATGACTATTCTGCTTGCCCGTACTTGGATTAATTACAAGAACGGCGTTCAGTCAACAAACAGTGACATGAAAATCACATCGACAAGTGTTGTGCCCAAGTTCTAGGTTATATACACTTGTTTCCAAGTTAAAGGCGTACTAACGGCGACCTCATGTTTGGCTGTTAGCTCGTTTGGGTGGCACGAGTGCCGTAAAGCCACCCACCCTTGCATTCAAAGTGGGATTTAGGATGCTATATAATAATGATTTTAGCCACGACCTTTTAGTAGGTCAGGTTGCCGAACAATTTCTCGGTGACTTGCTACAGAATAAAAAGGTAGAGGTGAAGCACGATAAGATAGCTCACAAGTCTGGGCGCGTGTTTGTTGAATTTGAATGTCGCGGCAAACCGTCCGGCATAACAACAACGCAGTCAGATTTTTGGGCTTTTGTTTTAATTACAGGTGTGGTCATAATTATATCAAAAGACAGGCTCACAACATTATGTAATGAGCAGTATGAAAATGGACATATCATGCGTGGCGGGGACAGAAATGCGTCCCAGGGTTTCTTAATTACTTTAGAAGATTTGATACGGAAGTTATAAAATGCCAGATACAGAAAAAACATTAAGAAGAAAAAGGCAAGAGCATTTACAGCGCATGAAAGAATGGGACGATATTTGTCCTGATGGGGCCTTTGTTGATGCTGATATAAAAGAGGAAATTACAGGCAAATCTAAGCAAGTTACATATGAAGATTTGTGTCAACGTGCAAGCTCACTGGAGCAGTAGATGAGAGTTGAAATCAATCTAACGCTATTCTTTGAGGACGAAAAGTCCGAAACCATTGATGGGTTTTTGAGCGTTGATGAGGGCGCCGAAGATGAAGAAATTCTTGACGCAATGGCAGTTTTTATAGAGGATTCGGCAAGCAAGCATTCATTCAGCTTTACATCTGGTGTAGCGTGTATGTTTGTTGGAGATGATGAAGTGTACCATGTGACATTTCAGAACCCAGAGTTGCAAGTGGAGGGCACAGAATTATGCAACATAATAATCCCGGACGGGATAACAGTTCACTAGAAGAACAGGACAATCTATCTAATATGGCCCGTTTGTTCGGCGATATTGGTTGGGAAAAGCGCCTATGCGACCTAACAAAAGAAGAGGTGTTGGGAGTGGTAGCTTATGTTCAGAAAATGAAGGATATTAGAGATGAGTTTACAGAACAAGGGCTTCTTGAATTTGAACAGAGTGTCACCAGTTCTAACGCCCAAGACGACTTCAACGACCCCATACCATTCTGATGCTATAGAGCTAATAGCTTACAACATAGATAAGGCCATATGCGACAAGAATGATGAGCAGCCAAAGCGAAAGTATTTAGGCGGCTCCTCTCTTGGCAGTGCCTGTTCAAGACAGGTTCAGTACCGTTACATGCAAACACCCACAGATGAGGATAAAGAGTTTCCAGCGCGGACACTGCGTATCTTCGATATGGGGCATTTCATTGAGGACTTGATTGCTGGCTATTTAAGGAACGCAGGGTTCGAATTAAAGACGCATGACAGTCAAGGCAAGCAGTTCGGGTTTGCTGTAGCTGACGACCAAATTAAAGGGCATATAGACGGCGTTATTACTGCCGGGCCCGTGCCGATGCGCTACCCGTTTCTGTGGGAGTGTAAGTCAGCCAACAGCAAAAAGTTCAGTGAATTTGTTCGGAAAGGCGTGCATGAAGCTAATCCTGTATATGCAGCACAGGTTGCTTTGTATCAGGCTTACATGGATTTAACGGAAAATCCGGCCTTGTTTACCGTGATGAATAAAGATACAAGTGAGATTTATTACGAGCTAATTCCGTTTAATAAGGATTTGGCGCAGAAAACAAGTGACAAGGGCGTGGAAATATTGAAAGCTACAAAAGCTGGGGAAATGCTACCGCGTGTTGCCGCTAATTCAGATTACTTCGCTTGCAAGTGGTGCGAGTTTCATAAAACGTGTTGGGCATAATAAGAAAGACCCCTGACAAAAATGCCAGAGGCCTCTCAAGTGTGAAACGAAACCAATGCAGAAAAAGGAAAACAATTAGTCTCAAGGTACAATATAATGAGTGTGATAAGGTTTGACAATACTAAATCTGGTACGGCGCATGATTTAGTCGAAAAAATTAGCCGCGATGTTCCTCGCTCAGTTCAGGTGGAAATACTGCTTGAAACATATCCTAATGGGAAAGTTCGTGGGGGCGACTTCTTTATCGGGTCACTAGCTGGTGAAGCTGGCGAGAGCCTGAAAATAAATATCAACCAGAACAGCCCAGACTTTATGCGTGGGCAAGACTTTAATGGCGGTGAGGGTGTTGGCGGTATCGTTAAAATCCTGATGGCAGCACGGGGGATGCGCTTGCCTGAAATCAAAGAATTGTTCGGAAAGTATATCAGTGATGATACGGTTCCTCGAGCTCCTATCAACCCAGCGTGGCGTACAGAAGGCGGTTTAAATCTTAACAAGATACCAGTTGGCAATGGCGTACAGCAACAGAGCAACAGTACACCCCCGCCAGAGCCTACAGTAGAAAAGGTTCGCATTGATATAAATACAGCTCACAACGGGCAGTGGGATTATATCAGCAGAGACGGCGAGGTTTTAGTATCTGTTCGGCGTTATGATATTGACGGCAAGAAAGAGTTCAGACCTTGGGTTCCAGGTGTGTCATATCCGAAGGCGCCTGATGTTCGCCCTTTGTACAACATTCCGTACATCTTAGAAGAGCAAAGAGTTGTGTGGGTGGAGGGCGAGAAGTGCGCTCAAGCCCTGATAGATGCAGGCATACCAGCGACCTGTACCCTTGGCGGAGCAGGCGCCCTTACCCGTAAGAACGTAGATAAGTTTGACTTTACGCCACTTCGGGGCAAGGACCTGATTATCTGGCCTGACAATGATGACGCCGGAAAGCGTTTATCTGAAATTGTTCGGGAAGTAGCGCTGGATGCTGATGCTAATTCAGTGACTGTACTTAATCCACCTGTGGATAAGCCAAGCAAGTGGGACGCGGCAGATGCCATTGATGAAGGCTTTGATGTTGAGGCGTTCATTGAGAAAGGCTCGGGCAACACAAGGCGCAGTATTAACCTTCTTAACGATAGCCTGCTGGTATCTCGGTTTACTGGCGATGCGCCTGTACAAGAGTTTTTGGTTGACGGCACGTTTCCTATCGGGGTTCCGATTATCTTCGCGGCGGCTGGTGATGCTGGTAAGGGCATGATGACTCTCGACCTAGCGATGAAGGTTGCGGCGGGCAGGCCAATGCAAAACGCTTTCGGGGGAATTGTTCGGGAATTCGGTGATGTTGTTATCTTCACAGCAGAAGATGATGAATCTGAGATGCACAGACGTATTGAGCGATTAGATGAAGCGGGTCTGCGTTTTGATTACCCGAACAAATTGCATGTGGTACCGCTGCCAAATGTTGGCGGTACATTCCCTATCTTGCGCGAATCAATGGGCGACTACAGCGAAACTGATGAGTTCAAGAAGATATATGAGCAGTTGATTCAGTTGGAAAACCTGAAGCTTATCGTATTTGACCCGTTAGCATCTTTTGTCCATGCAGATGTAAATGCTGACCCTGCGGCTGGTGCGGCTTTAACGGGACTGTTAGCTCGCGTGGCAACCGAAACAGGCTCGGCTGTTATTGTATGTCACCACATGACCAAGGTTAAGGATGATACCGTAATCAGTAAACCAGAGCAGGCTCGTAATTTAATTCGTGGTACGTCTGCATTGGTTGATGGCGTGCGTTGTGCGTTTGCTATCTGGCAAGTGGATGAGAAAACAGCTCGCGGTAGATGCAATGACTTAGGTATAGAATACCAGCGCAATAGATGTTTTGATGGCGCTATTGTAAAGTCAAACGGACCTGCAAACCGGGATATCCGAAGTTTTGTTCGGAGTACATTGTCCGGGCTACTGGAGGACAGAACCGAACAAATTCGCAACTTGGGGCAAAGCAACCAGGCATCACTTCGTAAAGAGGCTATGTTCCGTTGGATTCAGGAATGTGAAGCGGGTGGTCGGGCCCTGTGTCAGCAAGGGGGCGCTGATAGCATAATTCAAAGACTGACGGACCATGATGCGCCTGCCTCCATTCAAAGCATTGGCCAGTGGACAATTGACCAAATTGTTCGGGATTTAATTGCGGAGCGCCGTATTGAAAAGTTTAGGTTTACTACTACGGGTGGGCAAAAGTGGCTCGGCACCGTGAATGGCGTTATGAGCCGTGGTGAATATGAGGCAACAACAGCTAGGGACAATGTGTGATGTTAAAAGCAGACGGCTTTGACGAGGCTATCATCGGTCTTTGTAGGATTGCAGGCAGTAAAGATGTTATAGCTTATGACTATTGGAAGTGCCTAGACATTCTTATGAGCCGTGACAAGATGACTTCAGATGATGCTGTCGAGTTTATGGAATATAACGTCTTAGGGGCATATGTAGGGGAAGACACCCCTGCATTTATATACGAAAAGGAGGATATACTTTATGACGATGAAAACAGCAGCTCAAATGACAATTGAGGAATTTAAGGCGGAGCTTTCAAAAATTATAGAAAATGTTTTCGATATCCCTAAAGTAGAACGTGATAAGAACAATCGTTCTTATCTTGGAAAGCAGTTTAATAGACAGGTATCAGGCGTGTTTGCTTCAAAACAAACAAAGATTGCGATGCAGCGCGGTAATAATGGATATGATAAGGGAAAGTATGATGGTTGATATTAGAGACTACGAAAGCATGAATCGGGCCTACTTCTTGGATAAAGCAGAGGAGCTTATCAACGGTCCTCGGGCCCATGAGTACGGAGATGCTCGGGAGAACCACCAGCGTATCGCAGATGTTTGGGGGATGATTCTGGGAATCGACATAGAACCCGAACAAGTGTGTGCCTGCATGATTGGACTGAAACTGGCGCGGCTTGCTAATAGCACGCAACAGGACGACACATGGGTAGATATCGCGGGGTATGCAGCGTTAGGCGGGGAAATATCTCAAGGATAAAAAAACAGGCGAGTTGTTCGGGGTTGCCCGCTCGCCTGTTTCTAGCAAAGACATCGTAACTTGTGACATATGCTTAGACATAACATATGTAACGGTCTGCCCGAACATTCAGACAGAAGAATAGGTTAGCACATGGCTAAAAAATATGGAAGCGGTTTAACGCCAAAAGAGCGCAGGCAAGCGCAGGCATATCACGAATTTATGAAGCAGCGGAATCCGCAGCACCAGTCAGAAGATTTGTTCGGGCTGGAGAATCATCACACGCGCCATGTAAATAAAAGTTGTTCGGTTTGCGGGCATCATTGGGCGTGGCATAGTTCGGATGACGGGAGTACATGGCAGTGCGCGGAACACAAAAAATAACCGTAAGACTCGGACATCGGGACGGGCCCTGTCCATCGGGGTACGAAAATGCTATATTCGTACAATTTGATGGACATCACGGGAGAGGTGGTTATGGCGCGTGGATTCAAGACCCCGAACAATTATACGCCTGGCAGCAGGAATCCGCTGGCCCGAACAATTCGAAGCACGGGATTCAGAACCAGGATTGTTAAGAGTAAAAAAGGAAAAGGTTCGTATAAAAGGAAAGGGCGGTTTCAAGACCGCCCCTTTTCGTATTCGTCTGGTGCTTTGCCCGTGGGAATGTGGTTGTTATATGATTTTCGAGGCGACCAATAACGCTGTTCAACGTGTTGCCCATAGTCCATTTGGTCAAACTCTTCATCTAACAGCACGATTTTTTCCCATGCCACTCTCTCTACCCAATATGTCATGCTGGAAATAACTCCGCCCATCTATTTTTCTGCTTGTCTGTCCAGCCGTAAGTGTCCATAGCTTGCCGCATGATGCGCTCGGCTGTATCTGTCCATAATAGAGCATTCTGTCGCGCCCATACCCATGCCCATAACTCAGCAGTGAGCCTTGAGCGGCTTTGATACTCGCCAAGGATGTGACCCAACTCATGCAAGGCAGAAACATAGTAGCCTGTATTCTTAGTCGGCCTGATGCAAATTTCCCGCGTTGCTGGACGCGCCCAATAACGTGGCACCGCATCGTGCATGGATTGATACGTTACTTTAATATTGTTCTCAGCGCAAAGCTGTTGAACGTGTAAGGCCATTTCAATTCGTTTCACTGTCATTTCCTTTCCTTTCAAGAAATATGTTTCTTTATGCTTGACAAGGTAAACTATCTTTTGTTATCATGTCAACAATAAAAGTGAAACTAATATCAGAAAAGGAAACACATGATGTTCACGAAAATGAAAAAGCCTATTTATAAGGACTATGACAAGCGCCTGTATCTGGCCTATGGTTCTAATCTTAATCTGTCTCAGATGGCATACCGTTGCCCTACTGCAAAGCCTGTGGGTGCAGCTATGATTTACGGCTGGGAGTTATGCTTTCGCGGCGTAGCTGACATTGTTAAGTCAAAAGACCCAAACATGGTGTTACCTGTAGGCATCTGGGAAATCGAGCCAGCAGATGAATATGAACTCGATATCTATGAAGGGTACCGCGAGAACGGCACGGGCTTGTATGACAAGATTGAAGTTTGCGGGATTATGACGTACCAGATGACGCGGCGCGATATTGCCAGCCCTGCTGATGCTTACTTTAACACAATTCTGCAAGGCTACCATGATTTTGGGCTAGACACTAACTATCTATATGATGCGGCTGGCTGGGCTCAACATGAGCAGAATGAACGCGATAACGTGTTCGGATTGGAGACTGCGTAATGGATAATCACGATAAAGTTATTGGTGATATGGTAGAGGGCGTCAAAGATATGTTGGACGTTAAAAAAAATATTGCTAGAGCAAAAAGGGTTTCAAGTAACAATAAGAAAATTCTTGATATCTCTAAATCTTTAGGCGAGGTATCAAAAGAAGTTTATCTTTACGACCAGCGGTCCGCAACTAAGCTTATTAGGCTGGCTTGTGATATCTTGAAAACATTAGACGAAACGAGCGAGGTATTGAAAGAATTTCAAGAAAAAGCTGAACGCGGTTTGTCTAAGATTGAGGGTAAGCGCAATGGTACACTTTGATGAATTACTGGCAGAGGGGCTGTATCGCGCCCCCGCGCCAGCTTGCAGGGCAGTTTACGAAGATATCAACGTAAGTATTAGAAAAGCCAAAGAGGGGCTTGCTGACGCTGAATGGAATGATGCAGAATATTGGTTGCTTAATAATAAGCGCAACTGGCTAAAGTTTTTGCTCATGGAAAAGCGGAGAGGCGTTGAGCGTTTTATTATTGGCATCGAAGCAATCAAGGAGATTTCAAAATGATTTATCGAGGATTGTCTTGGTCATGTCTATTGTTCGGGTTGTTCCTGTTCTGGTCATCCTGGGAAATTGTTCGGTACCAGCAAACATCAGGGGAGATTATTGCTATGTTTTTTCTCGGAATGGTAGGCGCCGTCATGGGGGTAATGGGATTGTTCGGACTGTGGGAATGTTGGCAAAAAAGAGGGTGATTTACTTTGGTACTTTGGCTTTGGAAAAACAAAGTAGATTTACCAAAGTTACTAATTGTTTGTTTTCAATGTCTTACAGAGCAACTTTGGTAACTTTGGTTTTAAACCAATATCTCACCAAAGTTAGGTTAAGTAACTGAAAACATTTGTACTTTGGTAACTTTGGTAACTTTGTATATATATATATATATGGGGACATACCAAAGTCCCCCATATATTAGTTAGAAAAGGAGTGGCGATATGCCCAAAGTCGGTGAGACTTTAACGAAGGAACAAACGTCAGCAGGGATGGAGAGACTGAAGCCTCAACAGCAGAAGTTTCTCGATTTGTATTTCAATGGAGATAAAACGCAAACTGCGGCGGCTAGAGAGGCTGGGTATAAAAACCCCACTGTAGCGGCTGTAAGACTGCTCAGGAACCCCATCGTACAGGAACGCCTTGAGGAGATGAGGCTAGAGGCTAGGACGAAGTATGGCGTCACTGTAGATAAGTCTGTGCGGGACCTAAAGAAGATGCGGGACGAAGCGTGGGAGATGGGTAAATTCGGCGAAGCTATTCGGGCTGAAGAACTGCGTTTGAAGGCAACTGGACTACTCGTCAACAAAAGTCATGTCATGTACGAGGACTTAAACCAGATGGGCAGGGAGCAAGTGCTTGAAAAGCTTGCAGAGTTTCAGCGTATGGCAGAGCGTAGAATGAAGAACGTCACACCAGAGACGGAGGAAGTGGCTCAGATAGTAGAGGATAGCGAATAAACCAATATTCGGTTAATTAATACCGTTTTCGCGGGGAGGCGGGGAGCATCGGGCCTGGAATCGGGCTTTTGTTCGGGTAATCGGGCCTCGGGGTGGCTGCCTCGGGGCCTTTTTGCGTGCAGCGCCAGGCATAGGACCTGAATTGTTCGGGTTATCGGGGTGCCTGCCTGGCTGCTCGGGGAGCTTACCCGATGAATTGTTCGGGTTCGGGGCCTGGCTGCCTGGGTAATCGGAGCTCGGGCCAGGCGGGCAGCGCCAGGGAATCACGAGCTCGCAAACAATTGTTCGGGGCAGCTCACCGGGCCAGGAAGCTCCCGGCCAGGCAGTATCACAATTGTTCTTACTC